CATTAGCCAAAAAGCATGTTCAGGTGTAAATCCTGCTTTTCTAGCTGCTTTGTAACATTCGTGCAAAGCCAAGTAATGCTGATCGATCTTGCTTAATGGCTCAGGAGTTTGGCGAACGACACGACGATTGATCTTTTTGCGTTTGATAGGTTTTCGAGTGTTCGCCATAATTAAAATTATCGCTTACTGATTAAGACAAACAGATCATCGACACGCTGTTCAAGTCGGTTAATCTGATCTTTGATTGACGAGCCTCCGTTAGGTTTTAACTCATTCAGATAAGATTTAATAAGAAAGCGAACTCCCATGAATAAACTTGTTGATATGGCGCATACGCCAACGCCTATACCAATCCATTCGTTTGCTGTCATTTCGCATTAAGTCCGTAATCAGCTTCGCTCCCTGATTTTGGATCTAATGCTTTTGCTATAGGTGCAACCAATGCACCGGCAAGAATTGCAAACTCTGGTCTGATGTCAGCAACGATTGCCAAGATAACAGTTATTCCAGAGGCAGCCACAGCTCTCAAGTATGACTTGATCGCAGCCTTGTGTTTGTTCGATAGTTTCATGCTTTGCCTCCTAGTAGTGGGATGTTGAAGAAATCTGAGTTGGAATCTTGGTCTGATTTGAAACTGATATGGATATGGTGTGCATGGGGATTACCTGAATACTTGCGCCAACGCCATCTGAGAATGGGTGAAGCAATTTTGCCTTGATGGATCACATAAGAGATGCGCTTATTAGATTTCCCGTATTGTCGAATTTGATCTGCGAGATATATTGAAAGCCCTTTGTCGTCAGAAAGCCGAGCGTCAATATCAATTGCCCTGACGCATCCTGTTGCATCTGGGTTGTGGTCGCTCTTTCGTGTGCTATGTCGAGCATCACCAATCCACCCATCAGATTTACGCAAACGCTCTGGGAAACAATCATCTACTTGTTCCCTAAATTGTTTGGCGGATTTACTCAGCCAAGGCTTCATCAACTGGCTTTACTGGCTCTTTAAATTTCTTTTTGTCATAAGTCCAGCCGATTGATGGTCTTGGATCAAGCTCTGTTATTTCAACCGCATCAGGATAAACCTTATCAACAAAATCTTGGTCAGCAAGAATTGTGTTAATAACTAAACCATTTTCAATAATTGCAAATATCATAATTCCTCCTAGAAATAAATAATAACAACACCACCGCCACCAGCTCCACCTGCCCCTGATGTAGTTGATCCGGTTGTTAAAGTTGCATTCGTAACATTTGCACCACCGCCACCACCGCCACCACCGCCAAAACTTGCAGCAGCAGCACCTGAGGTTGCTACAACTGTTGCATTGGCTACTCCACTATAAGCACCTGCGCCACCTGCGCCACCGTCATAACCAAGACCGCCTTTTCCTGCTGCGCCTCCGTTTCGTGCACTTCCAGCACTTGATACACCGCCACCAGCTCCACCGCCACCTGATGCCAATGCACCAAAAACATTGTTTAGTGATCCGGAGCCCGTTGATTGTAAATTAAATGTGCCAAGCCCACTGGTTCCATCTGAACGAGGAAGCCCCCCAGATGAACCACAACTACCACCTGCACCGCTAGTCTGTGAAGTGCTACTTGTTCCACCGCCACTTGCGCTATTACCACCACCGCCACCAACGCTGGTGGCTGTGCCACTGCCGCCTTGTGGACTTAAATAAGAATTTATTGACCTTAAATAAATTCCAGTTGCGGAAAAAATGCTATCTCCACCAACTGATCCAGCCGCACCACCAGTAGAACCAGTTGCAGGTCCGGTAATAACTCTTGCTGCACCACCATTCCCACCTGAACCGATTGTAATTGTTGCTTGACTTGAAATAAAAACATCAGCAGCCGTAATTGATCCACTTGCCCCGCCACCACCACCAAAAGCATCTTGTGTTGTAGTATTTCTATAAGCAAGTCCAGAACCACCACCACTACCAGCACCCATTACAATAACCTTTATTGGTCTTATAGATGAATAACCATCAGGGTGATCCCATGTTGTTGATGTTGTGATAATCTCTCGTCTTGTAAAAGGTAATGCTGGTGTTGGAAATATACCTTGTCCCATTATGAAATCTCGCTTCCAAAGGCTTGAAATGTCAAAGCATTTGCTGTTCCTGTGCGAACTGTGACTACATCAGTTGTTGCTAAAGTAATTCCTAAAGTAAATGTTGCAACGCTGTTTCCTGCAATGTTTGCATCATAAATAATAGCGTTGCTTGCAGCAGCAGCAGCAGCAGCAACTCGAACAAATACTCTTGCGGTTGCAGCTGTAGCGGTCGTGTTAGAAATTGTTAGGCTTGAAACAATTGTTGATGTTGATGCTGGAACTGTGTATAGATTTGCGTTGTTTGTATCTGCTGGAGCTGATTGCCCCAACACTTTATAAGTTAGTGCCATTATGCTCCCATGAGTAGAAATGGATGGATTAGTGCGGATAATTCTGCGTATAAGGTTGCATCAATAGCATCACCAAGATCACGCATTGCATCTGCGCCATTCTTAACGAAATCGCTATCATCTGGCTCTGGCCAACTGTAGTTAGGTGATAATGCCATTTTGCTCCTTAATTATACTGTTCCCATTGTAGCGTAGGATTTACCGCAGACCATATAAGCGTGGCTGAAACATCCTGCCATCTTGTAGGGGTAATGCTGAAAATGGATGAGGTTGAGTTAATGTCTAAGGATATACTGGTTCGGCTAATGTTCCATTTCCAACCCTCGATAAACCCTGTATATGCAGTATGGATTAGCGAATTTGGCAGATTGTCGATTTGAATAGGTTTGCCCATGTATATCTGCAAGAGAATGTCCACATCAGCATTGGTAATGTTTGGGTTTAATAACTCGATTGTAAAGGTGTTTAGGTTGGTTTCAGGGATTGCCTTCAAGGTCACATATCGATCCGCCTGATATTGAGCCTCTGTTGCCTTTTCTAACTCTGTTGTTATGTTGGCAGCGATTCTGCCATAAGTGGCAATCGAACTTGCCGAGGATGCTGTTTTACTTGCATTGGATTTGTAAGTCAAAAAGACATCATTCACAACATCTGCGGTGGTTTTTTCTGATGACAAGCTAAAGGCGTTAATGTAATCAAGTGGCAAAAGATCATAGCCATAAGTGGCAACCTCAATAGTCCTGCGACTTTCATTGGCATAACCAACTTCGCCAGCTGTGGTTTCATAAAGGTAAGCAAACGCCATATCAGCATATTTTGTGGCTAGTGAATAAGCATCATTGAATTCAGCTGCGTATGCCTCAAACTCATAAACCCCCGGAGTGTCCACAGCATCAATTGCAACACCGGCTTCAGTCAGTATGTTAGTCATTCGAACATCATCATATTCTTTTGAATAACCTGAGCCACCAACAAGAGTTCGGCTCATTTGAGCAAAAGGCCCAAGGGCAATTATATTGACTAAGCCAACAGTTGCTGCTGCGCCAGTAGATGCAATGCCTCCAGTAAAACTATTGATCTTTCCTGTAAATAAAGTTCGGTTTGTTCCAGTAGCGTTTTTGGTTGTTATGACAACAGTTGAATTTAAGTCAAATAACCAATTGGTATTGGTTGGATTAAACAATGAAATTTGAGCATAACTTGCTCTGGCTTGTTCCCAAACAACTGATCGACCTTGACCAATAGTTACGAAATCAATTGCGTTATTTGTAAAATCTACACCATCAATTGTTACTGTTGTGTCTGGAGCGTTTAGTGCCATGGCTTACCTAGACCTATAAAATCCGATTTGACCCAATGGCCCGAGTGTGCCAGATGTGCTGCTTTCTTTGTTAATGGTGTTGGCAATTTGTCTAGCTGTAGAAACTGGATCAATTGCGCCTTGAACTGTAATGTTATTTACTGTTGTGCGGTTTTCTCTAGTATTAGAACTTGGAGCTGGTAACGCTGGTGCGCCAAGCATTCCTAACGCTGAGGCATTTGGCGATACATTTGGAATGTAACTTACATTAGTTCCCGGAATTAAATTGATTAGTCGAATTGCTTGGTTAGCAAACTCAGTTAATAATCCAATAACTTCTCTGACAAACCCAATAAAACCGCCAATAATTGTAGCAAGACCGCCAAATGCTTTGCCCCAATTTTCAGCACCTCTTTGACTTTCACTTAATGCCTCAGTTAATCCTTTATCGCCACTTAGGCCAGCAATAAATCCTTCAAGTGTTGGAATGCCTGTTTTTAATAAATAATTTGTAAATTTCTCAACCTGTGGTAACAAAAGAATGCCTAAAGATTCTTTGGCTTCCTCAAATGCTACTTTCAATCGATCAATTTTTCCTTGGAATGTTTCCGAATTTGCAGCTGCTGATCCACCATAAAGATCAGATAGTTTTTGTTGCACTTCAGTAAATGTAAGAGTTGCTAATTCTGTTTTAGATAAACCAAGTCCTAATCTGCCAAGAGCTGTAGTGTTTCCATCTTGAGCACGACCCAATGCGTTTGCAACTGTTTCAAGTTCTAAACCTCGACCTTTTGAAATATCTAAAGCAAGGTTTAATAAATTCTGGGCTTCCTGAGTATCTTTTGTTGATACTGCCAATCTTTGCAAAGCTGGTCTTAACTGGTCATCTGCCACGCCTGTTGCTAAAGATGTCTTGAGGATCATGTCCTCTGTTGCCTTTATTTGGGCATCAGTTGCCCCTGTGGCACTTCGTAATGCAGCAGCCAATCTTAACTGTGCCTGTTCATCCTCAATGGCAGCCTTGACCCCATCAATGGCTAATTTGGTGCCATAGGCAACGGCAGCAGCAGCAGCAACGGCAAATGCAGCAGCAGCCTTCTTGCCAAACTCTGAAATCTTGCTTGAGTTACTTTCGACCGCTTTATCGGCTTCGCCTAGCTTCTTTTTTAAGTCATCAACATCGGCAAGGATTGATAACTTTAAGGTGCGATTACCGGTTGCCATCAGACCCATTCCTTAATAATGCGATTGAATGCCTGTTCCCATTTGTTAATCAATTCAGGCTGAATTCTGCGAAGCGTTGGATATATGAACCAACCTCTCGAACCTCTGCCTTGCCGTCCTGAATATGCAGGGAACTGCTTGAACTTATTAGATCCAAACTCAACACCACCCCATAAGGTTTGCGTTGTAGCCCCACCTGAAAATTTTTGTCGT